GCTACTATGAAAAACAGAGACGCTGTTGCAGATAAACTAGGTAAGATAAGCACAGGCATAAGTCAGTTTTCTCAAGCCAAAGCAGGCTCTGCAGCAGCTGGTGAAATTGCTGAAACATTAATTGCACAGATTTTTGAGGACAAGCGACAAGCAACTTCTGAAATTAGAAGAATAGCCAGTGCTGGTAATTTAGTAGAGAATGTAACTGACTTTGCAAATACTGTTTTCACCGGTGTTAAGACAGCAGAGCATTATGAAGCATTTATAAAGACTTTAGAAATATACGAACAAGAGCAAATGAAACAATACAATTCAAGTAATGAGTCTTTAAAACAGATAGGAATTGATTATAAGTTTGAGGTTCCTGAGTCAGTTTTTGAAGTTTATACTCCAAGAGATGGAAGCACAAAAGAAAAAATAAAACAATGGAATCCTGAAACACAAACATTTGACTTAGTAGATAGATAAGGAATAAAATGGCTCAAGAATACCAAGAAATTAAAGTTGGCAATGAAATATTAAGGTTTCCTGCAGACATGTCTGATGAAGAAATTGCAAAAGTAATTCAAGCAGATACAAGTATACAAGCTCAATTAGCAGATGATGCTATAGAGTATGAAGAAGGTTATTATAAAGGGCAAATGAAAGCCGGTGTAACCGATACTTTTGCTATTTTTGAAGCTATTGCTGAAAATCCAATATGGTCTAAAATATATGATGACATGACCACAGTTGGTGGTACCGGTGAGTTAGATGCTCCGGGAAGTGTTAAGGCAATGGGAACTCAGTTTATGCAGGACTTTAAAGAGAATGAAATGAAATGGGGAGAGAGGACTGCTGATTTCTTTGGTTGGGACCAGTACGACATAAATTTACTTCCTAAAGACCAGATAGAAGCAACTTTAGGTGTTGGTGCTCGCATGATGACAGACCCTTTAGTTTTAGCTAGTAAGGCTAAAAGTGTAGGTGAGTTTGTTTTAAAAATTCCTTATTCTATGGCACAGTGGGCAGGTATTGGAGCCACTTCTTCAATTGCTGCTCAAACAGCAGGGCAAGCAGAAGAAGCAATTAGGGGAGAAGATTCAGGAGTAGCAAGCACATTTGCAGGAATATCTTCAGCAATTCTTACTGGTAAATATACTCAGCCAGCTGTTAATACAATGGCTACAAAGACAAAAGACTTGTTATCAGGAGCAGGTTTTAAAAATGAAGCCAGTCTTATAAAGTCTACCATTGAAACCCAATCACAAAAGTTTGCTCATGCTAACATTAAAAGCATGTTAAAAGAGATTCAAAAAATAGAAGGAAAAGACGTAGAAGAAATAATGAAAAACTTTAATAATGTTTCTCATTATTTTGATGATGTTGATATACCTTTCTTTTTAGCTATGGCTGATAATCCTATAGTTTCAGGTGAGCTTAATAAATTAATTAGAAAAAATCCTGCAGTAAGAGGACAAGTAGAAGCAGAGTTAACAAAAATTGTTAATGCTATTGAAGGAAAAGCAAACAAAATATTTGGTGTTCCAATAGTAGGTAAATCTTTAGAGGAAGCAATTCCTACTTCCGTAGTAAGAACTGAATTATGGTATAGACTAGATAATTTAAAAACTAACATGGCTAAAACTCAGGATAAGATTGATGAGTTAGGAGCTAACTATCTTCCTGCAAGCACAATGGCACAGAGAGGAAAAGAAATTGAAGGGTTGGTTAAGTTAAAAAAGGAACAAGCTAGAGCAGTAAGAGAGCTTGAGTATTCAGCAATATTAAATTCAGCTAAGAAAAATAATGTAAAAATGCCTAAAGAGGGTGTTGAGCAAATTTGGAGATTTGTTGATTCTTTACAACTACAAAACAAGTTTGGTGCAGGAACTGTATTAGAGTCTAAGATTAGAACATTGTTAAGACCAACAGTAAAAACTACAAAAACTAAAGACGCATCAGGTAAGGCTGTTACAACAAGAACAGAAACATTTAAACCGATGACTTTTGCTGATGTAAACTCTCTTAAAAAAGAAATTAATAAACAGCTTAGAAGAAACCCTTCTGCTGACACTATAAATATGTTACAAGATTTAAGAGATGTACTAGATGACGCAAGAACTACAATACCGGGAACTTATAGTTCAGCTTTAAAACTAGCAGATGAAAATTACTATAAGCATATTGGACTACCTTTTGGAGAGCAAGGCATAAAAGAAATATCAAGTGCTAAGTATGCTCAACAAATTGCTCCAGTTGTCGTTCAGAACGCAGAGTCTTTAAATCAGTTTTATAATGTTGTAGGTAGGGAGAAAGGTGTAGACATTGCTAAGAATGCTTTCTTAGCTGAAGTATATGAAAAGTCAGTTATTAATGGACAGCTACAGCCTAAACTACTTCAAAGCCTTATAAAGAAAAAGTCAGAGGTTATAGACTTGATTCCGGGTTTAAAAGATGAATTAAATCAATCTGTAAATACACAAGGTTATTTATCTAACAGAATAAATACTCTTAATGAAGTATGGAAGTCACAAGAAAAGAAAATAGGCGACCACTTCTTATTAAAAGCAGGTGGTGTAGAAGGCTATCAGCCATCTGAAGTTGTTAACCAAATGATTAAAAACAGAGAATATATGGTTAAAATCATTTCTGATGTTGACAAACTTCCTAAGAATGTTCAAGGTCCTATAAGGAATACTATTAGAAGAGAATTTATAGAGCAAGTTAAAGCAATAGGAAAAACACAAGGAAAATCTTCTGTAAAATGGTTAGCTGACCCTGAAAATGCTTACACTATACAAAAAATTATGGGTAAGGGTTATCAAAATGACCTTAGAGCTTTTGCTAGATTAAGTGATAAAGTGAGTAAAGTAAATCCTGAAGATGTTGCACCAAGAGCTACTGGTGCTATTTATGATTTTGTTCAAGCTAAAACAGGGGTAGACCTGCCTTCTATTGTTTCTTTAATAAGACGACCAATTATTAGTCCAGAACAAAAAGGTGTTATACTAGCTTCTAAAGTATGGACTGGAACTAGAATGAGTAGAGCTGATAAACAAATGCAAGATATTTTGTTCTCTGATTTAAAAGGAATTGAACAATTTTATAAACTAGAAAAACTAGCTAAGAAAACAAACATGTCTGATGAAGTTATAGCGAGAAAATACATAGACATAATGGCAGAGATTGTTCCTAGATACTTTATGGCGGTTGAAGGAGATGTTAAGAGAGATGCAATTCAACAAGATTTAGAAGAACAACAAATAAGATATCAAAGTGGAATTTAACAAAGGAATTAAAAATGGCTGAAATGGTAGGAATGATGAGTGGCGGTAATGATTTCTCTTGGAATTCTGATACTATCTTTGATAAGATAGGTAATCCAGAAAAGAGAGAGGAGTATTTAAGCGAGCTTAGTGGAACAGGAAACAATGAAAGAGAGATGATAGAGCAACTTCGTTCTTTAACTAAGCAAGAAATGAAGGCTGTTCTTTATGACTTGCCTCCTGAAACAAGAGAAGAGTTTATAAACGACTATTATGGTATACCTAAAATCAATCCAGAAAACATGTCTGCTTCACCTGAAATGACAATTACTGGTCCTGAAACTGCTCCTACTCAACAGTCAGGCATGCTTCCTCCGTTAGAACTTAACGCTTCAGTTAACTTTTAACTATGGATTTAAAAGGACTGTTTTCTCAGGCAAAGGACACTCTACAAGAGAAACTAATAGGTCAAAGTGTTCGTGCTGTTTTAACTAAATATCCTGATGCTAAACCGGATTTAGTAAGGCATTTTATGGCGTCAAAAGTATTAACTGACACTGTAGGTCCAGTCAATAGTTTACGTGTTGGTTTGTTTAAAGAGGTGTTAGATGGTGTAGGAGCCTTGATAGGTACAGGACCAACTAAAGGAAGGAAGGCAGGTTTTTCTGTTGATGATTTAGGAGCTGATTGGGCAGGTGCAATATCTATGTCACCTGATGAAGCATACAGAAAAGGATTGTTTAATCATACTGAGTCAGCAAAGAACATCACAGGCTTAGGGCAAGGTAAGCCTGTAGAAGTCTTTAAAAAAATAATTAAGTAGATTTAGTAAGTAGGGTCATAAGTTTTACTAAACTAACTAGCTGTAACTTACTCGCATTATTATCCCCACCCATTACACTTTTCTTAGGAAGCTGAGGAAGAATTTCTTTTAGCTTATCAACAGGGAACACAAGGCTACAAATTAGCTCATTATCAAGAGTTAAGTTATGTACCCATAGGTCAGCCTCAGTTGATTCTATTCCGCTTGGTTTGCCATAGCTTTGGCTCTCTATGCAGATGTTACCAGTTTGTGCCCATCTGTCACGCTCTGTCTTTACTTCACAAGTCTTAGCACCGGAGAACATTTCATCTATATATTTCTCCCATTGCTGTCCAAAGGACAAGTCAATGTCGAACTTCTTTAATTCTTTTATGTCTGTGCTTTTATTTAAAGGCATATTCTTTCCTTTTAAGTTTAAGTAGAATCTAGTAGTCCTGTCCATTTGAACAAGACCACTAGGATTTTTAGTAGGCTTACTTGCCTCCACTCGTTATATCTTTGTCGAGTAGTTTCCAAATAATGCCGGCTGCGATTATTCCTGCCAATCCTGCATTACCAAGTGTCCAAACAATATCAAGTATAGAACCAATTACATTTCCTGTAAGGAAGGCTACCTTTTGTCCAAAGATAATCTGTAACACAATTGATAAACTAATAAGTTTGATACCTACATCTATAGCACCATCAGCACCGTTTTTAAGTTTCTCTAACATATTTTACTCCTGTCTTTATTTGTAAAACAATAGGCTATACAAGCCACCCCTTTCTAAGAGCATCTAACCATATAACTATGTAGACTAGACATCCTGTAGAAATTATTCCGGCTAAAAAATAAACCGTGTACATAATTGATTCTAGTATTTTCATACTTCAAACCCTGTACAATTTATACTGTTCGCAGGAGAACACTTTAATTGTTCTTCCTTTTCTTGATGTATCTTTTCTTCAAAAGCACTACACGCTGACAATAATAATATTAACATTAGTGTCACTCCTCTATTATACCACATATTATTCTCCCAATTTAATTATTAAAATTTGTAAAGCTAAAATAAGTAAGGCTGTTTCTATCATTCTATATCCCTCTCTTCTTCAACTAAATCAACTAATTCACATATACTACCAGTACAGGCTAAGGTTTTAGTGCTGACAGTTTGGTCAGTCAGCTCATACTCACTAATCAAATCCCAGTTAACTTCCTTAGGCATGGTCTTAGCTAAAGCATCGTGTGCTTTTTTATCACATTCTTCATACGGAGCTTGCTGATACGAGTGGTCAGAGTGTGGTAAGAAACTAACACCTGATACTTCATCAAAATGTTTGTATACCCACGCACCTACTTCCATCCACTCATGTTCTCTAACACTAATGGTTACACTAGGCTTGTGCTCACAGTAGTACCTTTGATACATAAGCCATAAGTCTAGCTGTTCAATAGCGTTCCTCTCGTTCCTAGTTACTGCACCCTTAGGAGCTTTCATAGGGAAGGAGAATACTTTCACACTGTTAGGTTTCATGACATCAGCTTCAGCAGGTATACCTTGGTCCTCCATTAGCTGTGCTATTGGGTCCTTAGCATCTGCTCTGACTCTACGGATATAGTAATCACTATGTCTAGTGTGTATACCACTGGCACTATCAACTAACTGACTAACTGTACCACTAGGTTTAATAGCAGTAGTTGCAGTAGCTTGTTGAATACCTAGTAACTCTGACCAATGCTCGTTAGTCTTAACAGTTTCTTTCTTTAAGTCTGATAAGAAGTCAGGTAGGCTACGCTTACCATAGTGTCCTCTGTCTGTGTTGTTACCATTCATGAACTCATTGTCCATGATGCCAGTCAATGACACACCTAGTAATGCTTCCTCTTCTGTATTGTGTACCCACTTAGGACGCAGACGTTTGATGTTAGTTAGTGAAGCTTGGAAAGTACCAAGTATACTGGCTAGTCTAACCTTACGCATGATGTCTTTCTGTTTATCTTCTGCTCTGACTACAACCTCAGTCAAGTTACAGAACTGTCCATCCCTAAGAATGATTTCACTACAAGGGTTACAGCCGAACAGGTGGTCAGTGTCCCTTCTACCTATAGACTCTACTTGTTTGATAGCCGCTTCCCTGTTAAAGATACCACGCTCTCCTGACTTAGACTCATATAAAGACGTCCATTCTTTCATGAAGATACCCATATCAGGCTTCTCTGTGTAGCATACACTGTTGTTACTTAGTGCCATCTCAGGGGTATCAGACCACCATTGACCGGACTTAGCATTACGCATGCGTTCATCAGTTAGATTAGATAGTGAAATCAGGGCACTACGTCTAACACCACCCACTACAACTACCTCTGCTATCTTGCACATCATACGATGGCACTCATAGCTAGTTAGCCTACGACCTACTGCATCTTTAAACAGATTGGTAGAGAAGTTAAACAAGTCTAGTAATGGCTCAGGTCCTGATGCTCTACCACCAAAGGTAGATAGTCTAGCACCCTTAGGTCTTACCTTAGAAAAATCCCACTTGGGCATCTCACCATCATAGAGATAGGTAATAAGTTTACGGAAAGCTGATTGCCATCCTTCCTTACTATCCTGTACTACGATGACATCTTCTACATCTACTAACTCCTCAGGTACCTCAGGTAGTTTGTTTATCTGCTGTCGCTCTACACTAAAGCCAACACCAGTACCGTGCATAAGAATGAATAGACATTCATCAAATGCTTTAGGGTGGTCAACACTAAGGTAAGCACAGTTATAACCTGCAATATGATTCTTAGCTAAGGCAGGACCTGCTGTCATCAGTGCTCTCATACTAGGCATAACCTCTAGGTTAAGCACAGCATCTTCAAGAATCTTACGAGTCTTAGGTACTAACTCTTGGTTAGTGTTTTCTTTCAGGTGTACCTCCATGAAATCAAAGTAGCGTGCTACTGTTTCCTTCCATGTTTCTCTACGTTTCTTCTCAGGTAGCCATCTTGCATACCTGCTAAGAGCAATAAAGTTTTGGTAATCACTTGGTAATTTATTCATCCTCTAGTCCTTTAAATTTATGTAAGTTGTCAATTAGCTTGTCCTCAAATCTTTCTATCAGTTCCTCAGGTTCTATGTCGAGAAACTCACAGAGCAGACAGACGTCAAACTCTTTAGTTATTATTTCTTTTAGTTCATTTAGTAGTAGTGCCATAACGCTTTAACTCCTTCAATGTATCTGTTGTGAACCACTTGAACCCTTCCTTGTCACACCACTGACCCATAGTAATCTTAGAACCCTTCCTAACTTTCTTGTTAGCATTGGTTAAGACAAACACTAACTCTTGTGAGTGTAAGGAATCTCGAATAGCTTTATACTTTTGTGTGTCGCCTACTCTAAAGAATCCTTTACACTCAACCAAGATGTTACCCTTAGTAAAGTCAGGTATATACTTACGCTTAGTTATGTAAGGTATATGATAAGGCTCATAGCTCCAACCAGTTAGTTTCTCACCAACACCGGCTTCAAACTTGTTCCTATATTTAATGGTATTTGTTTTCATCTTCTCTAATAAAAGTAAATTGTAGTTCATCATTATCACTCTCAGGTATGAAATCTCCTTCAAGTAAGAATGGTTGCTGTAGACTTTCCAACATCAGAGCCATGTGTGATACTAACTCATCAGGAGTTTCGCCTGTGGGTACAGCAGGGTCGACAGCAAAGCTACTGATTGTACCATCAGGCTCATAGAAAACCTCTCGTATAGTACAGACACCATCCTTGTCCATCATCCCTCTGTATCTCCACTCCATTATTTATCCTTCTTCTTAGACTTCTCTCTAATCATAGCTTGTATAAACCTAGAGCCATCATAAAAAGGAATGCCTTGTAGTTCCCATCCAGTGTCTAAACCTCTGTTAACTTGTGCTTCAAAGCTACGTACATCTGCTACTATTAATTTATATTCTTTACTCATAATTTCTAATCTCCATTACATTAGGTTCTTTGTTAACTACAGCTAAAAATCTTGGTCCTGTTGAGTAAGCAAAGACTCGCATATTAGGGTAACAATGCTTTTTGAACTCACAGTAGGAACATCCTATAGGTAACTTCATATTACCTGACTTGCCATCAGGTACTAGGTCATAACATGGCTCAGGGATTGTATCTAGTTCTATCATCTCTTTGACATGCTTGATTCTTTTTACTACATCTTTGTCTAACAGGTCCACCTTTGATACAGCTAGGTGTCCGTTTGACTTATCCATGGCTAGGAAGCATGCTTCATCAGCACCCTCAGCCTGACCATAGCCACTGATTTGGTCTATATATCCAAAGGGGTCATCATGTTGCAGACTGTTCTCTTTGAATTTCTTGAAGCCATAGGTTGATGTAGACTTTACATCACACAATAGACCATCAATCTTACAGTCCATTGAACCTTTAATGCCTTCAAGCTCTACTCTCTTCTGTTCATCTGTTACATCATGACCAGAGAGTTTAACCAAAGCTAGTATCATCTCTTCAATCAAGTGACCATAAAGAAACTTGATTAAAGTGTGAGCTCTCATTCTCTCACCTCTGTACTCATTTTTCCTGTGTTTGTACCACAGCTTTCTATCAGGGTGTCCAATGTTAGACATCCTTAATGTGCCACCGCTATAGTCCTTAGGGTATAGCCAATCTCTAAGGATTGATTCCATGTTGGAACCGAAGTCTTTAAATATTTGTTCGGCAGGTACCCTAGCAGGGTGACTCTTTGTTTCAGCTAAGTCGTATATATCTTGAACTAAGTCATCTATATTACTCATCTTTTGCTCCCAGTTTTTGCTCGATTAGTTTCTCAATGAACCATCTTGCTTTTCTTAGGTCATCTATCTGACCATCTCCATCCTCACCATGTTTGTGATTATGTCTACAGATATACTTCATAGCTGACGCAGTTAGGTAATCCATCTTTTGGTCTAGTATAAAGTCTATTACTTCTATGTTGCCTTGCCTGTAATGGCTAGGGTTTACGTTGTCACATGTAAAGTTAGTGCGTTTCATTCCACGTTTCTCCTATCTTGTATTCACCATCCAGTGGACAGTTAAGGTTAAACTCAAAGCCTGCTAGTCGTATACTGTCAACAGCTATCTGACCAAAGGCACGAGAATCCATGTCGAGAACTTCTGTCTGTATCTCATCATGTATGTTACCAACAATCTTATACTTAATACCTTTAGCTTTAGCTTGGTTGTCTAGGAATACTAATGCTTTCTTCATGACGATAGCACCTGCACCTTGAAGTAAAGTGTTAAGAGCAGAGTGCTCAGACCTTACTATGATACGTCTACCATCTAAGCCTATGAGGTAGCCACGCTTAGATGCTGTCGCTACACGCTCACGTAAAGACTTGAGAGCAGGTGTGTTATCAAGGAACTTTGCTTTGACTTCCTTACCATCAGCAGATGTACCACCTACAATGCTACCAATCTTCTCATCACCTGCACCATATAGGAAAGCATAGATGAAAGTCTTGGCTTGGTCACGAGTAGGTAGACCGGCAGACTTTTGGTTAGCAGTATGAATGTCACCATCTAATACCTCACGAGTATAGGCAGGGTCATTCATATAGTGGGCGAGCATACGTAACTCAAGACCACTGGCATCCATACCTACTAGGAAGTTACCATGTTCTACAGTCCATAGCTTACGACACTCAGCACCATAAGGTGAATAGGATGCAGGTACCTGTGCTAAGTTAGGTCTAGCATGTGTCATGCGACCAGTCACAGCACCGATAGGATTGACATAGCCACGTACTCTACCATCAATCTCAATTGAATCTACCCAACTCTGCACCTGTGCTACACGTTTCTGTAACATAAGGTACTCAGCTATCTGTTTAGCCTGTGGTAAGTCTACCTCATTGAGTACACGCTCGTTGACAATCGTGTTACCTTTCTCTGTAAACTCAGTAGGTTTCCAACCAAAGTGTTGAAGGTACCTAGCTATCTGTTGACGAGAGCCAAGGTTAAACTCAGGGTATATATAATAACCCCATTCTCCATCAGGACTGTAATGAGCACC